TGCATCATTTTCCGTTGCGTTGTTGCCACTAGGACCGCCAGGCGTGATGGCAGGATTAAAGAACTCATCTCCATCTTCGTAGGGGTTCAAGCCAATTCGCTCTCTTGCTTCGTTTGGCGAAATGATTCTTGAGTTAATCGCCAATGCGGATGATTCAATCGTTGTCTTATAATCGCTTCGCAACAACTCGCCAGTGTCAAACCTGCAGAACATCGTTCGTTGCGCTCGCTGACCTAATAGTTTCCATTGTGCTTCTTGCTCCCACTTTCTTAGCCACTTGTTCAGGCAGTTGCTCAGATACGCAAGATTTTTTTCGTATTGACTGTTGTAGCTAACTGACGCATCGTCACCCAAAATCGATTCAAGCAAAAACATCAATGCAACATCTTGACGCTGGAATTGACGCTGTGCAATGAACTCTGCGTCTTGTGCCGATAAGTTTAGCGTTGTCGCTTTCATTCCCTCACGCATCAGTGCAGCACGACCCATGTTGTCGAGCCCTTCGTGGTACTCGTTAAATTCTTCCATGAATTCTTGGCGATCCTGATCACCTCGAAAGGTTCCTGGCGTTGCCTCAAGAATGACACCAGGACGACCTCCGTTTTTAAAGATGCGGCTTGCGGCACGCTGACCCGCAACTCCAAGTCCAATTGCATCGCGTGCTACGGAAATCAATGAGCGACCTGCAATACCGTCGTACCCAAGTCCAGGTATGTGCAAAACATCCTCATCAGGAATTCGATAATAACTTCCCTCTCGACTTGCACCCGCACTTATATGAACTTGCATAGTTCGATCATCATCGTGGCAATATACGATGTGCCACTTTTTGCCATCCACCAAGCATGTATAAGTGCAGCTTGGCAGCAACGGTATCAACTCAACAGCAACGCCACCGCGCCGCACAATTGCTGCTCGACCGTTTCCGCAAAGTAATGCGTGAACCATCATCTGTTCTTTGAATACCACTGGCGTTTGATATTCGTTGGGACGCAAGTTTAGCAGTTGCTGTGCAAAGTGAGATTCTGCAACTTCACTGCCACGTTCTAAGCGACGGCGAACGTTAAGCGGCAATTGTGCAACATGCCCAGAAATTTTGCTGACTGCGTACCAAATAGGAGGCAATCCAAGTGCAGTGTTGATGTCTACCTGAACACCAGACTCAGACTCAGGTCCACCTCTAAACCATTCCACAAGCCACTGCTGTGGAGAGGAAAGGTTGCTGGTCACATTTTTTAGCAACTTACGCATCGCATAATCCTAGAAATACAAGTTCTTGCCAGCGTACCGTCCCGGTGCAACCATGGCTCGCCATAACGCCATAATAACCGCCACCACTGGGTCAATTTTGTCGCTTGAGTCGCGTTTTGTCAGCATCCAATGATCTTGTCGATCTTGCACTGCCATTGCGTTCCCAATGCACCAACGCAGCAATCGGTTTCCGTCATGCGTCACGCGACCTTCTTCTATCGCCTGCCGAAATTCGCTTAGAGGTTCGTGATAATAAGATGTCGTTTGCGGAAACGCTGCATTTGGAACGCCTGCACGACGCAGGCACTCGCTCAACTGTTGTGCCTGTGCTGGGTCAAACGCAATGTCTCGAACCCAATATTCTCGGCACGCAGCAATAAAGTCTTCGGATAGGTCGCTAACTGGATATGATGATTTTTTAAGCAAATCCGTATGAATCCATTCGCAGAATGGTTGCCGAGATAAGTCTCTTGAGGTTTCTTCGGAAATGTATGATTGGGTGCGTATCTCGTAACGATAAGTTGGGGTTTCATCGTTCTCCGTTCCCTCGACAGGAAACCGCGCTACAACAGCCCAAGCTGCCAAGTCATTTCTACCTCCGAGGTCACAACCTCCACCTGTTGCTTCTGCAAATTTCCAATCTGATAACTCTCCAGCACATTTGTCCCATTTGTCGATGTCAAATGCACTTTCAACCGATGACACTAATCGATTGCCGTGATAACGAGTAAATCGATTTAATGCGATCTTGCTTGTTTTTGCTGGAATTGCTTGCTGGCGGAGATAGTCTAGTTTCAGTGAAACATGCAAATTCGGGTTTGCTTTAATCCAGCAAGATTCGTCCAGCGGATCATCCTCTTCATCAATTTCGTAATGAACCGCAAATAGCGAGTCGTCTCGCACATCACCCGCTGCCACGCTCTTTGCATGCTTGTACTCTTCAATCCATATCAAGCTCTTGTCATCCCCAGCCGTACTCACCACCAACTTCATTGGTTGGAGTCTCGATCCCGATCCTGTCACCATTGTGTCATAGAATTTCTGATGTCGGTTTGGCGACCACGCATGAAGTTCGTCCATGACGCAGAGCGAAGGGTTTAAACCGTCGTAGCTTTTATCGCTTCCGACTGTCCTGATTGATCCAGAGTTATGCGTGAAAGTAATTTGCTTGTTGATTGTTTTTGACACTTGCTCGATGTGCGGCGAGCGATGTCTCATCCGCTCGATTTCCTTGTAGATCACCTGTGCCTGCTCACGCTTCGTCGCACTCAAGATGACTTCCGCTACCGACTCAATTGCTTGTGTGGATGGGTTGATGTCGAGTGCAGCAAATCGGATTGCGATTCCTGCGGCCCAGGTTGATTTCCCGTTCTTGCGCCCGACTGATACGTACGCCTGGCGGAACCGTCTTGCACCGTCACAATCTCGTTTCCAACCAAACATGCATCCTGTGATCCACGCTTGCCAAGGTTCCAAGTGGAACGGTTGACCAACGTAATCTCCAATGCTGTGGTTGAGCATCAACGGAAAAAAGTCAATGGCAGCTGCAGCGTGCTTATCGCTAAAGTGATACGGGAAGTCCTGAGTGGACTGCCGACCGAGATCTTTTACATGACGAGCGACCGCATCCTTTACAAACTTGCATGCAACAATCTCATCAGACGTAATCGCGTCGATGTAAGATTGCATGTTTGTTAGGGATGCAGTTGCAATCAACTCGTTAACCTCGCTACAAGATGCTCCATTGGATTTTCTTCTTCATCGTTTTTCATGCTAACCAGTTTTGATCGTGATGCTGGAGTTAGCCCAAATTCTGGTCGCAGGCGATTCATTTGCTCCAAAAACTTATGCAAATCAGTCATCCTCGGATTTCGCTTTGTGCCATCCTTTGAGCCTATGACCATCCCCTCTTTTTCGACTTCACGCCTGCACTGCATGTAACCTGCGTATGCAGTGCAATACGCAATCATCTGCTCTCGGCAGTCCGAGGACATAATTCCCATTGTCCTGAGATCCTCGGTAAGTTCGTTCCACTTCTGCATTTCGTCGTCGTCAAAATAGTCTGGCGCATCTGGACATCTGCCGTTTGCTTTAGGAGCGTTTTTATTTTCCCGTTGTGGATCGTGAGAATACGTTCCCTGCAATTTATGGATTTCAGGTGCAAGTCGTGGTCTAGCCATTTTGCTCTCCGTATCGATGCACTCGCTTGCCATGACGCTTGTCATGACAACTGCAACAAAGCGGGACAAGGTTTTTTCGGGCCAGTCTTAAATGTGGTGCTGCAGCAATGGTCTGAATGTGATGCACCTCTTGTGCTGGTCTTATTTTTCCCTCTGCCTTGCAATCTACGCACAGAGGTTCGTCAGCAAGAACCTTCAAACGAACGTTTCTCCATTGCCTGTCATAGGTTGGTGCAACTAAATTTTGGTTTTTTTGTGCCGCACATCGCGTGCATCTTCCCGACACAATGTCGCCGCATCTACGGCAGAACCTTACCCTAGCCATCCTTCAACTCCTGACGAAGCTGACAAAGCACCTGTTATGCACGCAAGGATATCGACCGTGTCTCCCGCCGCTATTGTAAAAATCCCTGGATCAGTGCGCAGCGTAATCGTTTTTGTTGCGCCAACGTAATTTTCAATCACGCCTACTGCTTTTTGTGTGCTTGTCGCACTATCTGTAATAACAATCGCTAAACCGTTGTAAGCATCGTCGTCTGTGCTGCCGTCTGTAAGCGTAAAGGAAGTCTGGCTTGCTAAAGTAGCAATTGTTGTGTTTTGCATGAGCAATGCACTGCCTGCCCCTGCCCACGCTGCATCTCCTCTATTTCTGATCGCTTCTAGACTGTCTGTGCCAGTCACAAATGTTGCACCCGCAATATCTGCAAGGTTGTTTGCAATGTCCGAACCGCTGCCGAGATCCGTTATTGTTCCAATAGCAGAAATGATTGTGTCTTGCTTTGCCTCAGTAGCATCGCCTCCGCCTCCAGAACCAGTCCACGCTGCATCACCTCTGTCGCGAATCGCTTCTAAACTGTCGGTTGATGTGTCAAACGACGCACCCTGAATTGCACTTAAGGTTGCTGGCAACGTAGTGCCAGTATCAGCAACAATCGCCGCAAGTTGCGTGCTGTTGCTGTCCATCTCGGTTCGTACATCTTGTTTGATTTGCGTAAGCGTATGCGAGTGTATGCCGAGAATGATAAAGCCGTCTCCGTTCGCAGGAGCAGACGTTGTCGCCTCGTCGAACGTGATTGCTTTCGTCGTGCCGTTGTAATCGCTGATGATTC